CTGCAAGGATTCGTCCCGAAGTCACTGTCTGGATTACGACGACCATTCTTTGCAGCTTGCTTCTGTGATGCCTGACGATTAAAGATACCTCGTTCACCTGACTTACTTTCGATCAATGCTGTCCATTCACGCATGAATGTCTCTGCATCTGGCTTATCAGTATAAGCGACAGAGTTATTAGCTAATGCACGGTGTCCATAGTTCTCCCACCATTGACCTGACTTAGCATGACGCATCTTGTCGTCTGACAGGTTAGACAAACTGATCATAGCACTACGGCGTACACCACCTACTACGACAATCTCACCAATCTTACACATGATGTCGTGACACTCAATAGAAGTCAGCTTACGTCCTGTAGCATTTAAGAACTTATCGACAGTAAAGTTGAACAAGTCAACCAAAGGTGCTGGCCCTGATGCACGACCACCGAAGGTCTTTAGTCTTGCACCTGCAGGTCGTACCTTAGATACGTCCCACTTAGGGATTTCACCTGACCACAACAATGCCAACAACTGACGGTATGCTTTAGCCCAACCTTCTTTACTGTCTTTAACTACGATTGTTGTCTCAGACTTGAATATCTTCTCTGGTACTTCTGGTAGCTTCTGGATGTACTGTCGTTCAACAGAGAACCCTACCCCTGTACCACACAACAGGATAAACATAGCTTCATCGAAGCGTTTAGGCTTGTCTACAGCCACGTAAGAGCAGTTGTACATACACGTATTGTCTCGGGCTGCTGCTGGCCCTGCAGTCATCATAGATCGCATAGAGGGCATAACCTGTAGGTCTAAGATAGCATCACGAATATCTTTGATGTAACTGTCTTCACCTGTTAGGGGCTTAACGATATTGTCAATATATCGGTCAACTGTCTCTGACCAAGTTTCACGTTTATCACCTGTCCAACGTGCATAACGTGATAGTGCAATAAAGTTTTGATAGGGGGTAGGGAGCATATTGTTCATTCTTGTTCTTTTCCTCGTCCACGCATTGTTTTGTCTTCACCTAGCCATACCAGACGGTCAATGTCTGCACGACTAATTCCTATGTCTGCTAGTTCCTTGTCGCTTAAAGCATTAAGCTGTTTAATTGTATTTCTGTGTTCTCGCCAAGTTGCTATATAGTTTAGAAACCGCCAGAACCAAGTCATACCTGTTTTCTTCTTACTCATTTACATCTCCAAATATATACTCTGTTAGTTCATCTTTTTCCTGCTTGATATGATCCTCTATAAAGTCATACACTATCTGTAAGTCTAGCTTTGCTGCTGCACAGTACAGGACTAGCTTCAAACCTTCTTCTTGTAGTAGCTTGGCACAGTTGTTATCCAAGTGAAACTGATAGGTTGCACTGCCATCTTCGTGTTCCTCTACAGTCTCTACACCAATCATACCAGTCATTATCTTTTGTCTCCATTTCCACTAATGACCCCACGTTGTTTGCGATCCTGTAGTTTCTTTAGATTAGCTGCAGCAAGGTCTGACATACTTACGTTTAGGTCACGACACAATGCAGCAATGTACCACAGGCAGTCTCCTACTTCATCAGCAATAGCCTCACGATCAAACTTACCATCACGTAGTATCTTCTTTACTTTGTTGGCTACCTCACCAGCTTCTGCTGCTAGTCCTAACGCAGGGTAGATAACCTGATGCTCATGCTTATAGATAGCTGTCTGTGCTGCTGCGTTCTGATATACATTCATCTCCATTTCTGTCTGACTAAAGTACTCAAACGCTTCTATATCTTCACGACTAATCAATGTATCATTCCTTCCGTTGTTCCTAAGTTTATAGCTGCATATTCTGCAAAGGCTAGAAACTCTTCTTCACTTACTGTTTCGTCTTCCTGACATTTTGACATAAGCAAGTATGTAGCTTTTCGTCGTAGCCCTTCTACATCTTCTTCTTGCTTTATCATCTCGAAGAGTTCCATATAGTCCATTAGTGGCATCACATAAGCCTTCCGTAAAATTTAGTCGGGCCTTTGTCGTTCTGATCGAAGAGATACCAACAACAGTTATCCTTACCTGTATGCTTTGAACCCTCTATCCACTTAACTCTACCTACACTGACAACTCTGGAACAGTATGTCATAAGTCTAGCTGACTGTTTGGTATGCATCCAGTCTGCATCAAACAACAACCAAGTAGGACATATGTCGATCCATGTCTCTATGAACTGATGTAGGAAGTTACGTTCCCACGGTGGGTTAGTGATACAGAAGTCCATCACCTCATAGCCACCAAAGTCAATATCAAGAGCATCATGCTGAACAATGTCGGGATGTCTAGGTTCAATGTCGCAAGCATATATACAAGTCCCATGTCCGTCTGTAAGATCGTGTACATGTTGGATTAACCGACCATCTCCTGCACAAGGCTCAACAAAGTCGAAAGTCTCCTGCGGAAGATGGTCGATCAAAGGTGCAACGGCCTCTATTGGTGTCGGGTAATAATCTCTTTCAACACGTTCAAAGTTAGACCGTTTGCCCATTACTTTCTCCACTTACTTACAAGTTCCATATAGTGCTCCAAACCAACCATAACAACCCAATCTTTTCTATCCCCACGGAAGAAAACAACAGGTTCATATTGACCGTCTTGCTTTGCTTGTTCAATCCAGTCGTATACGGTTGCTAGGCTCTTTCGTCGCTTTACCTCTATAGACAGGGGAAGAAGGTCTCGTGCCTTTGGAGACAGTTGTATATCTTCCCCTGACTGGCCCATAGCAGTAGAACGAACATCGTCAGGTTCAAGTTCAGGGAACGTCTTAAGGATAGTATCCCTGATCTCTTGTTGTCCTAGTCGTCCTTTTGCTTTACTGCTTCGGGCGGTTGCCATAGCTCTTGCTCCCTACGTCTAAGCCAAAGAAGTCTGGCATTTTCTATTACACGGTCAATATTACCATTGTAAGCATCTATGCATTTCTGCCACAAGTCCTGTTCTGTTTCTGCACCATCAAGTATCTTATCAGCTTTTACAGGGCCAACCTTATAAAGACCTATGATATTATCTGCTGCATCACCAGTTAAGATTTGCTTATAGAAAAACTTAAGTCCTGACCATTCGTCTACGTCTGACCATTCGCCACGACCAAAGTTAAAATGCCTACACGGTATCTGTAACATATCTTTGTCGATAGATGCTACAACCGTGTCACTGCCAAGTCGGGTTGCTTCTATTGCTATCAGGTCATCAGCTTCTTCTCCTTCACTTACGATTGCGTTATGTTTATCCACTAGATACTGCCTCACTTGCGGTAGGTGTAATGGTTTAGCTGCATCCTTACGGTTTCCCTTATAGATATGTGTCTTTGCTACATCATGTCTAAAGTTCCCTTTACCTGTTAAATACACCTTGTAATCATTAGGTGAAGGGAACACTAGAGTTTCCTGCAGGATGTATTGGATAAGTTCTTCTGCCTTTTCCTCTGCATCTTTAGGTAACTTGTCTTGAGTAGCAAAGGCTGCCCTATAAGCGATAATATCACCGTCGATCAGCACTTTGCCAAATGCCATTAGAAGTCACCCCAAACCATACTGCCATCGTCCTTCTCAAACCCTACGGCCTTAACGTAGGTGAAGCCCATAGCTACAGCAAAGTCTGTGAACAGGTTAGCTAACTGATAGATGTCTTCAACGTCCTCACGATAGATTGTGATGTTACCGTTGTAACCATCCTCTTCTGCATCAGCTACCGCTTCTAAGTTTACATTCATTAGGCTACCTCAGTCCATGCACCGATGCTGTTAGTTTCTGCAGGTTCATAGGCTACATGATCTGTAACACCAATAGCGTTCATACGAACACCTGAACCGTTAGAGTAAACGTCAAAGATGACTTTAGCTTTTGTGCCATTGCCTAACGGCCCATCATCCTCAAAGCTCCACCACCGTTTATTATCCTCACCTTGTGTAAGGTCAACGACCGCAATAGGCCCACCATAGTTTACCTCAACAGGCTTACCCTTGTTATCAGTAAAAGTTTTGATGTTGTCAGAAACTGATCGCTTCATCTTCATGTATTTACCGATGCCAAATTCAGCTTCACCATCTGCAATCCGTTGACTTCCCATTGGACTTGGGTTTAAGCCCTCTGACAATAACTTGTCGATGTCTGCCTCATTAGTGAAGTATGCGTTCATTACATACTGACCACCTTTGTCTGCAATCTGCTTTGCAATCGTATTCCCATTCGGGTCTCCCATGTCTGCGTTTTCTGGGAATACTTTAGCATATTGTAAGACCATTTCCATTTCATATCGTGCCATGTGACATTTCCTTTCGTCGAGTCTGGTAATTATATATATGTACCTTTTTACAGATTTTATACACTAAAGTGCGAATTTATTTTCTAATGGATGTCTGCATATGTTCTTCCGAACTGTGCATCTATCCCAAGTGGTACATTTAGTTGGATTTCTTGATTTACTTGGTCGATTGCCATAGTCATAATATTTTCTTCTTTGTCTTCATCCCCCTCTTCTACTAGAGTTATAATTTCGTCGTGGAACTGACCGATAGTCTTTAGTCCCATACCACGACAACCCTTAACCCAACTGTCGAAACAGAATACACCTGTACCCTGATTTAGTGTGCTGAACCGATCCTTGTCAGACCGTAAGCTGTACCAGAATTTAGATACAGGATTCTGTACCCAAGCAGAGCCAAAGAGTTCACGAACACGTAGACCTTCTGCCACCTTCTGTACTGACCAGTTACGTGACCAAAAGGCATCTAGCAGTGTCTGTGCCTCAGACTTACTCATACCTGTCTCACGAGCCAGTTTAGCGGCTCCTACACCATACGTAGCACTGTAGTTCACCACCTTGTAGTTCTTACGTAGTGCCTTAAGGCTACGTTCACCTGAATTATGCTTGTCGATGTCATCTTGTGTGACGACACCTGCGTGTTTAGCAAGGTCAAGGTGCGGGTCAAAACCATCCTTAGACATCTCAGCGACATAATCAGGATCAAGCGGTTTCATGTAGTGTCTCTTTGTCGTATCCTCTAACGATGTCATATCAGCACCACACAAAGTGTAACCTTCAGGTGCAGTTAGACACCCTCTGATTTCTTTTCCGTAGGGTTTATCAACCGATGGCAAGTTGACCAGTGGTCTTGCGTGACGAAAGCGTAGGGTGTTAGTGAACCCTGCAACAGTTGCTTGCACGTATCCATCGTTCTCTGTTTCAACCATTGATCTAAGGACACCAATACGATGTGAAAGAACAGAGAGGCCATCAAGCAAACTAATAGCAGGTTCTTGTTCAACCAGTTCACGTACTGAGGGACAGAGTTCTCCGTCTTTCCGTACTTGTTCCAATTTCCGTTCATCACCAGTTACCTTATCCTTTAGGTATTTGAAGGTACGAGGTTTCCACCCCAAAGAGAAAAGCCAATCTTTGACCTGCTCCACACTATTAGGATTTGCTCGTTCTTCTCCTGTTTTGACCACCATAGACAATGTAGAAATCGGTTGGTGTTCTTGCTTACATAACTGAACCCATTTTTCGCCGTGACTAGAAAGTGTACCGTCTTTTTTGTACATGACTTTCGGTTTTGTCTTGGTAGTAAATAGATTACGTTTTGGCATAGCATCAGCCAAGGCTTCTGTCTTTTCATGCTTTAGGTCTTCCCATTCCTGTAGGTGGGCTTTTGCTTTCTCTACATCTAATTTCCATCGCAGGGTCTCCTGTTCTCTTGCACAGTCCATCTTGAACATGAGGTAATCAATGAAGCGGTCTTTCTCTCCACTGTCCTGATACAGTTTGTTCAGCTTCAAGTCCAAGTCACGGTGTAACCGTGTGTTGATCTTAACGTCCTCATTACAGCGGTGAGCATACTCTTCAGGTGTTAGGGTGTTCCAGTCCTTAATAACTGGTTTAGGCACTCCATAGTCCTCTCCGTAGCCCTCAAGCCCATGTCTCATACGATCATGGTTTAGATACCACGACAAAGGTAGAGTGTCGATCAGACGAGCCTTAACTTCAATACCAAGTATCTTTTCCACGGCAGGGATGTCGAACCTGATGATGTTATGACCAATGAGGACAGATGCTTCCTCAAAGAAGATACGCATAGCCTCATAATCATGTGTATGATGCACATTTCCATCGTCACCCTTCCACGACAGGACGTGTATTTTTGTCATCTGATCTAACAGACCGTCTGTTTCAATATCAAATACTGGCATCTGAAAACTCCACAATTTTAAACTTATCGAACAGAACCTCAATGGTTTCTAGAGAACCATGAAAGATTTCTGTCCAACTACTCTCCTCATCTTTTTTGAAGGGTGCCAAACACCTTTTATTACACTCTTCTATTAGTACAGATTCTATAGCCATTGCTAAGTAATAAGGAACTGGTTTAGAAACCTTTACAAGACTAAAGTTCTGATCTGTATCCCTGTTTATAGCCTGTAATCGTGAAGTTGGGTCTTTTGAAACGCCAAACTTTATTAGTCCAAGCTCAACATCTGCCATTGCATATATACAAATATCGGGAGAGTTCTTGTTTAATTTTCTGTAATCCTTATAATTCATGCCACATTCTTTACACACACCCGATGTATAGAAAACATCAAGATCCTTTACTTGCTTGCACTTAAAGCACTTATGAGTATCCATTAGATTACCTCTCGTAATGTGAACGTATCGTAGTTAAACCGCATCTTACCTGCTGATCCTTCTTCGGATGACGGACGGTTCTTCTCAATCTTGAGATACGTTGTGTTGCGTTCCTGCAGGTCTTCAGCTTCTTTGTCACGATACAAGTCGATGATGACTGATGCACGTTGACCAATCATCTTACAATACTTGAAGTCACCGTTCTCGTTAGTGTGACCAATGCTTACGATACCCACGTTTAATTCTGCTGCAAGTTTAGACAGACGCACTGACAGGTCCGCCAACTGTTGTTCTTTGCTTTCCTCAGACGATCCAGAGATTACATCTTGGATAGGCTCAAAGAAGATAAACTTACAACCACATGCCTGACTAAAGAACCTAATCTGGTCAATCAAATCTTCAGCACTTGCACCATCACCCAAGAAAAACTGATAGAAGTTTTCATCCTTTGTGATGTCTTTAATTGCCTCTACTACATCATCATTACGTTCCTTATCGTCAATCAAATCCCTGCGTGTCAGGTTATCGTTCAGATGATACGACACAAGACCAAGTAGTGACCTTAGCTTTGTTTCCTCTAGATGCCATGCAGCAATCGGTATACCCTTCTGTAGCATGTTGTATTCTAGATACCGCATTAGTTCTGTCTTACCGATCCCTGTGGGTGCTTTGAACACTGTGAAATGTCCCTGCATCAAACCAAGTATCTTGTCGTCCAATGCCTGAATACCTGTCTCTACATAGATATGTTCTGGTGTATCATGGTACAACGACAGAAACTGGTCTGCAGTGTTTAGGATATTCTCTGGTGTATACTTCTTAGCGTTCCACCATGCACTCTTAAATTCTGCTTGCGCACCATTCTGTAGAAACTCGTTAGCATCTTTGTATTTGTCATGTGGTACACGATAGACCTTGTTAGGGAATAACTTAGCCATACGATCAGCAAGAGAATTACCTGCGTCATCTGTATCGACAGATAGGATGATCTTCTCAAACCCATCCAACCATTCCTTACAGTTCTCCCAGAGCTTCTTAGAGGGCGTAGCAGAGGGTAAAGACACAACAGGGTTAGTGTAGCTGCTCTTAAGCATTTGTGACACTGACAGGGCATCTAGTTCGCCCTCTGTTACCGTTACCATCTTAGACGACCCAGATGTAAACAGGTTCATGCCGAACAGTTCATCACCTTTGAAACCATCCTTGGTGTAAAATGCTTTCTCGTCTAAACGACGAACCTTAATTCCACCGCTGGGGTATATGTATTCTTGACGGTCAGTATAGGTCTTAACACCGTATTCTTCCATCGTCGTAGCACTGATGCCACGCATTGCCTGATAACGACCATCAGATTTGTCTTCTACCTTCTTTGGTGTAAAACTTGTTACGTTCATATCCGACCATTCCTTATTTCCATTCGGGGGGTATTTCTCTTTTGCCCAACTGAATAATTCTTTCTTATCCTTCGGGTAGTTTCCACGACAAGAATGACAAAATCCATTCCCATCTTCAGGCCACCACCTAAAGGCATCAGACGACCCACAACCATGATAAGGACATGGTAAATGTGCAGTTCTACTCATACTTATGTTTCCTACTTATGTTTATTTACTAAAACAAGATATTAAACTTGAGTAGTAAACTTATGTTTAAGGGACACTTACCTATATGTACCTTATTGCTAATTTTATACATCACAAATTGTTACGGATTTTTTCAAGTGCTGATTTTTCCTTTCTTAATACCCATACTTGGTTTTTACCAATGATCTTACCTACATCATCTTGTGTAAAGTCATCCCAATATCTCATACGAATGATTTCCCACTCTTCTTGTGTTAAGCAAGTAATTGCTACAGTATGAACTTTAGCATACCACTCTTTTTGTTCATACAATTCTTCTGTCGATGGTGCTTGAGACATATACTCTTCATACTCGACCTTCTCACCATACAATGCGTTATGTAAGGCGACTGAAGTCCAACCATCAACATCATCATCTGATGACATAGACTTAGCTTTTCCTTGCACAGGAACATGAACAACACTGTTTTTGATGTTATAATATTCATTCATGGCTACGGCTGCTGATTTATGTAGAACACCAATATTAGATATACCTTCGGCGACCAATTCTAGTACTTTTACGACACCCTCAGACACTAGGTCGTCATACTCTTGTGGATCGTTATATTTCCTCGCCAGGGATCGACACATTTTCATAATATTATCGTTATTCATTATCATTCTCCTTTTATTATTAATACTGCAGCTTTTGTCAAAATCTTACAGTATCATCATTCTCCACGCAAACTAATTGCATTTGTTCTTTTACCTGCTCTTCATACAACTCAAAACCATAGAAGCAATCATACATAGATTCGTATTCTTCTATAATTTCCACTGAGGGGACACCTTGGTACGCCCAGACTACAACTAATAACCAAGTCATTCGTCTTGATCCATAAGTGCAGCCCAAGATACAGGATACAGCTTCAGCATTTCACCATAGATCACAGAGGCTACAATGCGTGTCTCTGCTTGTGTATCCTTAGCACAACGTAATTTACACATATCTGCCCATGCATCCAGACTACCAGACCAATACCAAGAGGTCATCATGTTCTGTGGTAAGATGGATCGTGCCTGTTCAGGTGAAACACCTTCTTTGATCATCATGTCATATGTCGTAAGTGCATTACGAAGTGTCGCATGAAACATCATTTCAGCTTCTTGGCTAATTTCCATCGCACCCCCTGAACCCTGCTTAGAGTTCTCAGGTTTCTCACGCCAGTATGGTTCATAGAACTCTGGTTCATGTGTTTTATATCGCCTCGATACTTCATTTATTCTCAAAAATTTATGCTTCACAAGTTGTCTTGCCACAAATATTGGAGACTGAACGTAGAAGGATGCGAAGCAATGTCCAAATGGAGAAGTATGGCGATGGTTGGCTAGATAGCGGATAAGACGAACGTCTTTGTGACTGAGGGTACGATACTCACCTGAATGTATCTGACCTACCCAATCTGAACTACTGTTATATGATACCCGTGCGCTGTTGACCACTGTAAGGTCATCACCCATGCTATCCACTAGCTGTACGTTTATTTCACCTTTTTTCATGTTACTAATAGTCCTTTTGTAAACTCTTTTGCTTCGTCTAAAGTGTCAAAGGTTTTTCTAGTGTCTCCGACTCGCCAGACAGTCTGATTCTTACTCTTTGACCACAGTTGCTGTACAGCTATCACTCTACGTTTATCTAGGCTTACAGCATAGTATGCCTTATTTGACCCTTGTACACCTTTAGAAAGTTTCGTTGTCCAGTATATGTTAAGGCTTTTGTGAGGCTGCTTCTTAGCCCACTTTGCCCTATCATAACCCAGAACATCACTTGCTTTTATCATCAGGCTGTTCTCCTTTGTGTTTACGTTTTCTGTCAGGGACAGGTTTCTTTTTGTCGGGTACTACCCTTGGTTTGTACTTAGGATGCCTAAGTGCTTTTGCAATAGGGTTTGGTCGTTTTATTTCCATTCCTTTCTCACTTTCCAGTAAACCCAACACTCTGAGCAATGGTCTTTACCTATGAGTAGGTCTATTAACCACACTAGGTTAGGTCTCTTGTCCTTTTTCCACTGCCAGTTACGAGCAGAGAATGTTTGGTTGTTACTGCCCCCTAGTATTACATTAAGCAACACAGATAGGGCAGTGATCACTCTAAAACAATATTTCGTTATTTTCATCGTAGGGGTTCCTATAGTAGCCTTTAGCCATGCACTCAATGCGTGGGTCTGTTATTTCTTCTAGGGCTTCTATTTCCGTTGTGGGTAGTAGACCTAGTAGCATCAGTTCATTTTCCATCTGGGATGGTATAGAATACATGTGATCCATATTTCCCTGTCTCCTTAAAGTGTTTAGCCCAATAGGGTTTGACGTAGTTTGCATGATAGTGTGTAGCACCAGATGTAATGTCAGGTACAGTACCATTCAAGACATCATACGCAACTAATGTTGCCAATGCCCATGCACGAGGTTCTGTTGGTTTATCAGATTTTCCATCGCAGTACCATGAGAACTGGCATTTGTGTTTACCCTTTTCGTATCCCTGCTTAACGACATCACAGACACTGTTAGGGTATCTATCGGACATTACACGGTTCATCACCACATGGGCTACTGCATATTGTCCGATAGTATGGTCACTACGTGCCTCGTGATACACATTCATCGCAAGGCACATGAGAACTGTATTCATCATGATTTAATGTCCGTCCATAGTTGACCACCTTCAACCTTAATTTCCATTGGCAGGTCATCATTATAAATCCCACCCTCTGCAATTTCCTTGTATAGGTCTTTGAGTGAACCTATCAGATCGCCAAGGCTGTCTAAGGCTGTTAGGGCATCCCCACCAGTCACAAAGGTAAACTTGTGGGTTTCCATTTCCCAATCCATTTTGCAGTGTTTAATCATTGTATAAGACATCTTATGCTCCTGTGATACCTACCACTCGTGATGGATCGAAAGAACGCCACTGGTCTTCGTCCAGATCGTGAACGACAATCACTGAGGGTTCACCAAACTTTGGTTTATCTGGGCGTGGCATGACTGCGTTCATAGACCGCCATGATTCGTCCTTCTTAAGAAATGTTACACGGAAGGGGTTATCGAACCCGATTTTCTCTAGTGTTTCTAGGACTGTACGTTTTGACTTGAACATGTGATTCTCCTTTTCTACTGTTCCTGTTTAAGACTGTACGGAATAAATCTTTCTCCGTCAAGTGCCTTTAGTTCAAATTCGCAAGTTTCTTGCAAGTGTTCTGCACGTAGTAATGCAGCTACTCGACCATACTTACGACCAACCCATAGGGGTGTAATGGAATGGTCTTTGTGTAAGATAGATATGATATAGTGATTAGTCATCGTATCCATAATCTTTTTCTCCATACGGTTGTGTTTCATAACCATTGAGATATGCCTCTTTTTCAAATTGTCCGTATCCATAACGTAGGCGGGGTGAACGACCATAGTATGCGTCCATTGCACCTACTTCGTATGCCTCTTGTATCAGGTCTTCAATCATGTCTTTTACTTTAGCCATTATGATTCTCCTATAGCTTTCTGTCTGATTGATTCGTACTCTACATCATCCAGAAGATTAGTCAAGTAATCTTTTATGACCTTCACGTCATCCTTCAACTGGTCAATATCATTTTTGGCATCTTCCAGATATTCAAACAAGCTGTTGATCTTGTCCTGTTTAGACCATGAGAAATCAGAACTGTGGTTTACGTTGATCCCACGTTCAGCATCCTGACGAGATTTCTCTGCACGACAAACAACATTGTGTAGGTCACTGTCGATCTCTTTGATTTGTTTGATGATAGTTTCCATTTTATTTTCCTTTCCTAATTTCCACTGTAGGGGTCTAACGAATCAATACCATATTTCCACTGTGGGGGTCAACTCTTAATTTCCACTGTGGGGGGTAGACCCTTAATTTCCACTGTGGGGGTACTACCCAAAATTCCAGTCGTATATCCGAATTTGCCCGAATCAATACGAAAGGATAGGTTCGCTATACCAAAGGATAGGTCAATAGTACGAAAGTATAGTTGACAAGGATTTTTCGGATATATACCGATTCGGGTAGTGATTCGTATATCCGAATGTTCCGTCAATGGCACAAAAGGATAGTTGACAAGGAATTTGGTATAGTGTGGTAAATTTACATACTGATTCGCATGAATTTGCGATTGACTCGATTTAACGCTTGCAGAATCGATTGCATTGTTGCAGCCAAGTGATTCGGTATACAATTGTTTACAATTGACTCGCATAGTTCGACTCCGTTCGGAATCCGACAAAATGGAATCCGAATCAAAAATTACTAATTTATTCCAGTCTGCCAAATTGCATTGTCTGTCCGTCAATAGTTTTTTTGTTCCGTTTTTGTTCTACGCCTTATAATTATATATATAGGTTTTTGTTTTTGTGCTGGACTCTTGCGGCGAATCAAGGCAATGTAATTCCAGAAACAAAAAACGGAGTCGAAAAAATGAAAAACTTTGTAATGCATACCGCCGCCTTTTTAATTTGGGTAATTACCCTTTGTGTCGTATCGCTTGCGCCTATCGTTTTTGACGGGCCAGAGGCCATTGCCGCAATGCTATGTGCAACGGTTGCCGCCTTTGGTATTATGACAATTATTTTTTGGGAGTCGCTATAATGTCAGATCAATTCACTAAATCAATTCGCCAATTGCTTAAGCAAAATAACACAAAATTACGGACTCACTACGACTCTGAATTTTGGCAATTGGTACGCAAACAAGCGGAGTCTAAACTTAAGGCGGCGACTCGTCCGAATGGGACTCTAATATGGGACAAATTGCCTAATCTATTGACGACAAATCCCAAAGTAGAAAAGAGTCCCGATACGGACGAAAAGTACCTTGTTCAGATTCTGCACCTTGCCCCTAGTTTCGCCAGTCTATTCAACACTTGTTCCAAGGCGACTCTTGGTTGCGGGACAAATTGTTTGAACGAGTCGGGCCATGGACAGAAACATATGATGCATAAAGGGACTCACGCTGTCCACGTTGCAAGAGTAATTCGGACTCTTATCTGGTTTCGCTATCGTGATCAATTCAAGATTAAATTCCAAAGGGAATTAGACTCGCAACGATCCAAGGCGCATAGACTAGGCGCAACGCCCGTTGTTCGGCCCAATGGAACAAGCGATTTACGTTTTGAATCCCTATGGCCCGAACTATTCAACGACAATCCCGATATTGTCTTTTATGATTATACCAAAGATATTGGCCGCAATGTTTCCCATATTCCGAACTATTCCCTTTGTTATTCCGTATCGGAGGAGTCAACGGATATGTCAATTGAATTGGCTTTCCGCAATGGCATGAATTGCGTTGTCGTGGGCCGCCTTAAACGCAACGACAGTAAACCAGAGTCCTATATGGGCCGCCCCGCAATTGACGGTGACTCCCATGATTTAAGATTCTTAGATCCAAAGGGAGTCTTTATTATCTTGTTTGCCAAAGGCCATGCATACAACGACACAACGGGATTCGTCCGTGATATGGAAAAGGAGTCGGTATAATGGATAAGGTGCAAGTGTTAGCGGAGTCGTTTGGATATAGTGACTCTTTTGATTGTATGGATTCGGCAATATTTGAATCTATAGTTCCAGCAATTTGTATGAATAAAGACTGTGACTATACGACAGAACTAGAACCAGACTCGACTCGTGGTTTCTGCGAGTGCTGTCAGACTAATACTGTCGCTAGTATTCTGGTGCTATGCGGCGTTATTTAAGGCCATACAATAGCGTTAAAGCAATGGGGCGGGGTAACACCCGCCTTTTCTTTTGCCCTATCACAAGGCCGTTATATTGGCTGTCTGTCGATTTATAATTTGTGATCACATTCAAATGTTTATATCTGTTTTTGTGATCACATTTTGACTCTTGTTTATTCTTTTGTGATCACAAACGATTCGTATGGGTGCTGCCGATTCGCCCTGAGTGTCAAGCAAAAATGTTTGTCAAGCCCTAATTTAATACCAAAGTGTTGCATTTATGTCACATAACGACAGATTGATCACGAATTGTTACAAAATGTAATTAGGTGTTGACATTCGATGGGACCCTCTGTATAATACACGAATCGATTCGGTGGTGGAGGTATACCCCTACATCTACAAAACAAAGAAATTAGTTCAGGTGTGTCAAACTGCCGCATATAACAAAGTGCAACAAAGTTGTAACAAAAGTTTATAACATCGGCTACCCACTTAAGAATCACCTATAAAACAACAAAAAAGATTCGTTAGAAAACAAAGGCTTGTAAAATAGTTTAAAATTGTGTGTATAAAAACACAAAAAAAGTACATATATAATAGTAAGAAAGCTATACTTAAGTATATAACTATAGTTTTCAGCATATATAGTTTTTTCTTCTTTAACTAGTAAAGAAAAAACAGACATAAGTTTAATACTTATGTATAGAGACAATCTCCTAAATTGTTTTGTCGTTCTCATTCAACCAAGACGTAACTTTCCAACTGGTATAGCAGAGTATGGTTTTGCCGATGGATGAGAGCCACAAAGCAATTTATCTGTCGTTAAGAACATGAGCATCCAAGCAATCCCATATAGTGAAGTTATAGCCAAGAAGGTTAAAGAGGGCATACGTAATGGTGTGTCTGTTAAAGATATACTTGCGTCTATACAAAAGTATCAGAATGCCCCTAGCTCCACAGCTACCTTCTATAAGCTCTATGGACAAGACATAGCTGACACTAAAGCTGATATTGTAGGTCAAGTAGGTTCTGTCGTTATACAACAGGCTCTTGACGGTGACTTTAAGGCAGCAGAACTATTCCTACGTTCTAAAGGTGGTTGGTCTCCTACGTCTACTGTTAATGAAGTTGAACAGTCAGAGAACCCCGACGAAGACGAATCAGCTATTGACTCCCTAATTACCCTTCTAGGAAAGACTAAGCCCGATGCAACCCCAAGCGAAGATAACAGCTAACATCTTAAGAGACCTTCCTGATGAGGAAGTAGCTGCTATTCTTAAAGAGCTAGGCCCAAAGAAAGCGGAAGAGCTAAGACATGATTGGGGATTTTGGGCTAGACCTGAGCAACTGGAACCTGAAGGTACATGGAACACATGGGTCGCCTTGGCAGGACGTGGTTGGGGTAAGACTAGAGCAGGTGCAGAGTGGGTTCGCCATCGGATTAGAAGCGGTGACAAGATTGTACACTGTGTCGCCCCTACAAAAGGTGATGTCCGAAGAGTTATGGTTGAAGGTGACTCTGGTCTTCTAAATGTATGTTGGGGTGGTGATGAGACATATCGTGGTAAACACATTGGTTTTCCTGTTTGGTCTCCCACGAACAATAGCTTAACATGGGAGAACGGCAGTAAAGCCGTATTCTTCTCAGCAGAAGACCCAGAACGTCTTCGTGGCCCACAGGCTTACAGCGCATGGTGTGATGAGCTTTGTGCTTGGCGTAATGCTCAAGACACTTGGGACATGATGATGTTTGGTCTACGTCTAGGTAAACACCCTAAAGTGTTTGTGACTACTACCCCCAAGACTACAAAACTAATAAGAACAATCCTAGACGATGAAAAGACGACGATCAGTACAGGCAGTACGTATGATAATGCTGCTAATCTTGCTGACACTTTCCTTGATGCAGTCCGCAAAACCTATGAAGGTACACGTCTTGGTCGCCAAGAACTATATGCCGAAATACTTGACGAAGCATCGGGTGCTTTATGGAACAGAACTCTCTTAGCTAAATGCGAGATTGAGAAAGACGAAGTACCACAACTTAGTCGTGTCGTTATTTCCATCGACCCTGCTGTTACTTCTAACGCAGAATCAGACATGACAGGTATTGTCGTAGCAGGAATTGACGTAAATGGGATAGCCTATGTGCTAGAAGACCACACTGGTCGTTATACACCACAACAATGGGCATCCAAAGCTATACAGTTATATAGAGATCACATGGCTGATCGTATTGTAGCTGAACGTAACCAAGGTGGTGATATGGTACGCCATACACTACACACAGAGGATGAAACAGTTCCTGTCAAGCTCGTCCACGCTTCTAGAGGGAAGATGGCACGGGCTGAACCTGTATCTGCACTATACGAACAAAGTAAAGTAAAGCATGTGCGGGGATTAAATGATTTAGAAGATCAGATGGTACAGTGGGAACCTTTAGGGTCGATAGGCTCACCAGACCGTCTTGATGCTTTAGTTTGGGCTTTAACCGACCTCTCACTTAACGGATACGCAAAACCACAACTAAAACTAGCGTACTCCAGTGCCAAGGGTTTAATGTAATAAGATGGCAAAGAAACTTTCAGAGACAGAAGCAACCCAGATTTTAGGGATTGCTGGAGATAATACACAAAACGGTCAAATCCGTGCTGACGAGTTTCTGCCTGAACTGCGTGGCAAACGTGCTATCCGTAAGTATCGTGAGATGCGTGACAACGACAGTACTATTGGTGCTGTTATGTATGCGACAGAGCAAGTACTACGTGACGTAGACATTAAGGTTATGCCAGCCAATGATACACCTGCAGCTAAACGTGAAGCTGAGTTTGTGGAAAGTATCTTTGATGACATGGATCATACCTTAGATGACCACATCTCTGAGGCTTTGTCGTCCCTGACATTTGGCTTTGCTTGGTTTGAGGTTGTATATAAAAGACGTAATGGCCCAAACAACCGTTCTGACAAATCACGGTCTAAGTTTACTGATGGACGCATTGGTGTCCGTAAGATTGCATCTCGTGCGCCTTGGACTATTTCTAAGTTTGACGTAGACCAGAAGACAGGTGATGTCTTAGGTGTACACCAAGAAGGTGCAGGGTTTAACAATACTAGCTTCATTCCTACTCGTAAGTCTTTATATTATCGCACTACAGCTATTAACAACGATCCTTCTGGTCGTTCTATACTTCGTAATGCGTATACTTCTTACGAATACCTTAACAATCTACAGAGCATCGAAGCTATCGCAGTTGAACGTGAACTTGCAGGTATTCCTGTGGCTCGTATTCCTGCTGAGTACCTCAGTACTGATGCTACTTCCGCACAAGCTGGGTTTGTCGGAAACCTGCAGCAGATACTCAGAGATGTTAAGTTTAACGAGCAGGGATATATTATCCTGCCCTCAGACACCTACCCCGATAAAGACGGAAGTCCTACCAGCAATCGGCTCGTAGATGTTGAGCTTATGTCATCAAACGGTAAACGTAATATTGACATTGATCCTATTGTAAAGCGGTATCAGCATGACATTGCTCGTTCCGTACTTTCAGAGTT